CAGTACTTGAGGTTCTTACGAGAACCCTCTTGTGTGATTGTAACATATTGATCTTTGAAGTTCAGTTCTGGCTCTTCGAATAGAGAGAGTGCAGATAGAAATTCGTTTAGATCATAGATTGCAAATTCCTGTGGGAACCCCTCTGTCACCTCTGCCTGTGCAACGATGTTCTTCATTGCAGACATGGTGGAGAGAGTGCTACCTGTCTTCACCATTAGGTTTTGATTAATTGTAGAGAAGTTCTTCAAAATCGAGATTGTTTTTGAAGTTAGTTTCATTTGTCACCTTCCATATTATTAATGTGTAGAGCGATAATACCATAGTGAATTACTTTTAGCAAGTCACTTCTGTCTTTACCGTTCTTCTTTCCATATCGTTGTGCATACTTCATGATGTTGCCGATACAGAATCCTTCACCATGACCACCATCAATAATGAACTCTGTAGCCTGAAACTTGTTCTTGCTATAGTGTTCATCATACGTTGCGTCGATATACTTCTTGAGTTCATCCAACGCTTTGTCTTCATCATACTTGTAAGAGATTTTCTTTCTCATATTTTCTCCATAATAAAATGGTGAGGGGGCGAACCCCCTCACCTGTTCAATATTACTTTACTTCAATAAGACGAGGTTTCTTTTCCTCTGGTACTACACGTTCTAGGTCAATGGAGAGCATTCCATTTTCCATCTTAGCACCATTGACAACAATATCGTCAGCGATAGTAAACTTCCTCACGAACTTACGGAAGGAAATGCCACGGTAAATATTACTTGTGTCATCATCAGTGGTATCCTTCACAGAACGGATGGTTAGCACACCATCGGCAACCTCGATTTCTAAATCCTCACGGCCAAACCCAGCTAGTGCCATCTCAATGGCATAGTTGTATTCACCTTCCTTTCGAATGTTATATGGGGGGTATCCCGTGGTAGACGAGGGGTTATTATCAACGTACCTCTTTAGAGTATCGAACATCCTATCATAACCTACTGAATAGGGTGTTAGTTGGTTGATGTTATCAAAAATTTCTAGTGCTTTATTCATTGGTATCTCCTTTAAAAGCAAGATTAATGTGATAACCCATTAGGCGTTATCGTTTATTATATATGGGGATTGAAACCAAAATTTCAACCCCCACACATAATTTTTTTAGAAGGCAACTTCCTCAGTATCCTCAGTAGCAGTATCTTCACTGGTTAGGACACCAGCATCAATCTTAGTGTAAAGGTCTAGGAATGATGCCTTCGTATCTTCATCAAAACGAGCGACACACAGTTCAATGGACTGCATCTTGTCACCAAAAATGGCAAACGCCTTCACAATGTGGTCCAGACGCCGAGTTGAGATTACCTCATCAACTCCACCGTCGAAGAAGGTCTTGCGAATAACCTCAGCCCAAGTGACTAGGTTCGTTGCGAACTCTTCATCAACAGCACCATACTTCTTCATGGAACCGAGAACAATCTTCTTCTCGATTGCCGCAGAGGCATAGGGCTGTTCCATCGTGACCGCGAACCGCTCAAGGAACGCTTCGTTGAGAATGTTGGTTCCGATAAACCGTCCATCGTCAGAACCCTTACCCTTAGTGTTGGCAGTGGCAATGACGTTGAACCCGTCTTTCGGAGTGACCCACTTGTTAATCTTCTTGAGGTAGACACCCTTACCCTCAAGGACCGGCTGCAGGCAGAGCAACTTGTTCGAACCCAGATCACACTCATCAAGCAGAAGAGTACAACCCCGTTCCATTGCTTCGATCACAGGACCAGGCATGAACTTGGTTTCACCGTTTACCAAACGGAAACCACCAAGCAGATCATCCTCATCAGTTTCAATGGTGATGTTGACCCGAATGAGTTCCTTCTTGAGTTTGGCACAAACCTGTTCGACCATCAGAGTCTTGCCGTTGCCGGACAGACCAGTGATGAACATGGGATAGAACATACCAGACTTGACGACTTTCTCAATCAGGGAGAAGTTACCCCAAGAGACAAAACCTTCGAACTTGGAAGGAACCAAATTCTGGTCGTTCATGTTAGTTGCAACAAGGTTAACCACAGCAGACGCATCCTCAGTTACAGCAGCAGGAGCAACTACGGAACCACCCTCAGTGGGCAACTTGTACGCATTGTACCCAACAGTGTAGTCCTTACCAAACCACGTTGGGAACGGAACACCTGCCTTCTCGGCAGCCTCCGCCTTCTGTGCCTTGGTAATGATTGCACCTTCACCGAACATTTCGGCAGCGGTATCAACAAAGAGCTTCTTACGAGGTGAGAGATACATAGTCATTCCTTCTGTCTGTTTTCTCATCATATATACATTCTACATGAATCGGAGAGATTTGTCAACCCCTATCAGGCAACTAATTTTACAAACCGATTCAACAGGGTACGAGACTGAACCTTACCCTTAGTCATCTTACCAAAGGCAGACTTGAGTTTTGCCTTGGATGCACCGACCAGTTCATTATCGAGAGTCTCGTTCTCGACTTCCAGATTGCGACCACCCTGCAACAGATAGTACTCGTCGTATCCAGTTACATCACCCTCGACTGCAAGGTACTTATCCTTATTCACTTGCTTTAGCATTGCCTTCATCTCATCCTCATAGACACCAACACCAGTGACATGCGAGATGGTTCGTTTGTCAATGCGTCCAGCGCGACCAGTTCCCGCAATGAAGAACCCGACGAGGTTCATACCATCAACGGAGTCCTTAAGAATACGAAGCAAGTCTTTCGTGAGTTCACGAGTCAGTTCGTAGGTCTTACCATTCTTGGGATTAGTGATAATCGTCTTGTATCGACCATAGAGAGGGAGAGCAACGTCACGGTCTTCACCCATGTTATAATCCCGAATGAAGTGGTGGCGACTTGAAGCACCATCTGTCAGGAAAATCGTGTTGACTTTCTGGACACCAGTTTCATTCTTAAACTTGGGAACAATCGAAGTCATTGCCATGATTGAATCGTTCAATGGAGTACCACCCAGCTGGAACTTGTAAGGACCATCAATCGGATGTCCTTTCTCAGTCCAATCACGATAAATCCAACGAGAGGCAACCATCCAGAGATAGTGCATCATGCGGTTCTCTTCATTGCCAGTCATGTCAGAAGAGAAGAACTCCAACAGTTTGAACTGGTTATATTCAATCTCCCCATACTCGAAAGTCGTTTCAGAATTGTTATAGCGACCATAAACGTCAGAGAAGGCATAGACCTTGAAGGGAATCTGTGTCCGGCGGCAGAACCAAACCAGATTGTACAACTGCGAGAGAGTACCAATCAGATTGTCAGCCATGGAACCAGACCAATCCAGAACCATCACCATACCGTGATTTGTTGCACCCGGCAGAGTTGTCACCTTCTTGAACAGGTCATCGTTGAACTTGTAAGTGTGAAGAGCACCCATGTCGAGAGTGCCTGTCTTGGCAGTTGCCGCACGAGCATACTGGTCCGCAGACTTCTTCATCTCAAATTCTTTTACCATGTATGCAACCGTCTTCTTGGATGCAGCCTTGAGTTCAGTTACTTCCTCAAGAGTCGAGCGGTAGTAGAGTTCATCAGACTTATCATCGTACCAAGAACCAAGTTCCTCAACGCAAGTCTTGAAGGAAACAATGGTATCTGCCGGAACAGGAGCAATTCGACCATACATGCGGTCCTGAGCAGTCTCATCACGCAACTTGTCAATCGCATTGTTCGAGTCTGTGTCAGTCTTGACGGGAACACCGCCCACACCAGTAGACTCGACACCACCCTCAGTGTTACCTACTTCAGTTTCACCATCACCAGTTTCGGAGTCATCATCACCGTTGTCACCAACAGGAGCATTGCTGTTACCGTCACCATCTTCTTCACCTTCACCTTTTGATTCTTCAGACTTACCTTCACCCTCACCTTCTTCAGAAGAAGAGGACATTCCCTCAGAGGACTCACCAGTGTCACCAGCAGAACCATCTTCACCCTCAGAGTTTTCTTCCTCAGTGGAACGCTCTTCCATCCACTCGTAGATTTCTTCTGCGAGAGTCAGAACGTCCTCGACAGTTTCGAGTTCGTTGGTCTTCTTGACAAACACCTTCTCTTCATCAGAGAACGTCACACCTTTCTGCTTCTTGAAGAACAGATTGATGCGGTCAATCAGAGTGAGTTCAGAAATGTCCTCACCCTCGATATCGAAGAAGTTCTTCTCACCGAGTTCTGCGTATCCACGATTGAAGATACCGACAGAGCCGGGATACTTCTTCTGGACCATCTTCTCAATGCGAGCATCTTCAAGAATGTTGACAACACCCTTATTGAGTTTGCGAGAGA